CTGCCACCCTCTGCCACTTCATCTTTGACTAGGAGGCTCGCATGAGCAACGGTTTCTACTTCGGTATGGGCGGCGTCCCGTCGGTGTACGACGAGTATCCGGACGAACAGCCGATCCTCATCGACGGCGACCCGCTCGACCTCGACACCATGCGCGCCGGCGGCACCCTCGTCACCGCCGAGGACTTCATCGAGGCCGCCAACGACGTCAATCTCGACAAGGACGTTATCGCGGACTGCCTCGAGGAGCTTCGCGTGCTCTGGCAGGAGCGCGAGGAGGAAGCAGCATGAGCTTCTCCGATCCGGTCCGCATCATCGATCACATACCGAAGGACTTCAACATGAAGATCAAACAGAGACATCGCGGACAGCTCAAGCCCGCGCCCAAGATCAAGGCTCAGCCGGCGAAAGCCCCTGAGCCTTTTTCATGCGAGCGCCCTGGACGCGTCTGGACGCTCATCACTTTCATCGGAGCGCTGGCCATCATCCTCGGCGCGCTTGTTACTGGAGCATGGAATGAAAACCCTAACTGACTATGCGCATGACGTCGTCGCCCGCGCCGCGCACGGACAGGACCGCGACGCAATGGTGCACCGCTGCGCGATCTTCGACACCAGAGGCGTGCTCGAGGCATACCTCTCCAACCCCGGCGCTAGCGGCGCTCTCCTCGAACGTCTGGTCGACATGACCAGGGCAGACAGCTTTGACGACGTCTGCTTCGCGACCAAGCGCCTTCGCGAAGAGCTCGATCAGTCACTCGACGAAGCAGAACGCATGATCGCGTACCGCGTCGACTGCCTTCTCCACCCCGAAGCAGGCTTTGAATGCCCGGAGGAGTAAGCATGACGATCACTTCACTTGAGCCGCTCGAGCTACCGATGCCCGAGCCAGAGGACGAGGTCGACTTCGACCCGTACCCAGAGTACGACAACCGCGACCACTTCGAGCGCGCCCAGTGGTTCGGCGAACGTGCAAAGCGTCCCGAGCCGATCTACGACAAGACTCTCGAAGACTTCTACGCGATCAACGACGACGAAATACCTTTCTGAGGACGACACATCATGACATTCACTTTCAAAAAGGCCGTTCGCAGCGCCTCAAAACTTCGCCTCGCTCTGTCAGGAACATCTGGCTCCGGCAAAACCTACGGCGCTCTTCTGCTCGCCAAGGGGATCGGCGGCAAGATCGCCGTCATCGACACGGAGCGCGGTTCAGCATCTCTCTACGCTGACATGTCCGGCATGCCTGAGTTCGACGTTCTCGATCTGGACGCGCCCTTCACACCAGAGCGATACACGGAAGCCATCAAGGCGGCCGAGGACGCAGGCTACGACATTCTCATCATCGACTCGATGACGCATGAATGGAACGGCAAGGGCGGCTGTCTTGAGGAAGTCGAACGCATTGCGAAGGCACGCTATCGCGGGAACTCGTGGTCTGCCTGGAACGAGATGACACCTCGCCATCGACAGTTTGTCGACGCAATGCTCACCAGTAAACTCCACATCATCGCGACGATGCGGAGTAAGACAGAGATGGCGCAAGAGGACGTCAACGGTAAGAAGGTCATCAAGAAGCTCGGCATGAAGGTCGAGCAGCGCGACGGAGTCGATTATGAGTTCACGATCATGTTTGATCTCGTCCACGACGGGCACTTTGCGAACGCGTCGAAAGACCGTACCGGACTTTTCTCCTCTCGCACTGATCCGCTAATTCTCACACCGGAGGTCGGCGCAGAGATCAAGAAGTGGCTCGATAGCGCTGGCGTCACGCCAGACGAATTCGCCGACCTTATGTCCCGCACAATCAGCGCCGAAACACCCGACGAGCTAATGGCAATGGGTAAGGAGATCGCCTCCAAGGGTCTCTGCTACGAAGACCGCGAAAAGATCGCGCAAGCATTCAGAGCTCGTCGTCACGAACTTGAACAAGCAATGACCGAACAGGCCACACAGGAGGAAGCTAACAATGGCATCAGTGAATAAGATCATCCTCATCGGGAATCTCGGCAACGATCCCCAGATCCGCGTAGGCGATCACGTCATCGCGAATCTCTCCCTCGGCACGTCACGCAAGTGGCGCGACAAGGACGGCAACGTCCAGCAGGAGACCGAGTGGCACCGCATCTGCGCATTCGGTCGACTAGCGGAGATCATACGCGACTACACGGCAAAGGGCGACCCGCTCTATGTCGAAGGTCGTCTGCGCACGCGCAAGTACGAGAAAGACGGCGCAGAACGCTACGTGACGGAGATCATCGCTGAGCAGATCCAGCTCCTGCGTTCAAAGAAGGACAACGACGAGAATCCGGCGCAGGCCAAGCCTGCCGCACAGCGACGCGCACCCGAGCCGGCATACGACTCCGACGTACCGTTCTGACAACCCGTTCTGACCATTTTCGTGACGCCACGAAAATCGCAAGCCCTCGGCGAAAGCCGGGGGCTTTTTTCATACGGAAGCTACTCATGAAATCGATAAACGAGAAACAAAACGAACGTCCTGCGCTCATTCGTGCTATCCAGCTTCGAAAGATGTTAGGCGGAATTGGCAACGCGACGTTGCGCCGCTGGGTCAGGGAAGGAAACTTTCCGAAGCCCATCAAACTTGGCGCGAACTGTGTCGCATGGCGCCTTGACGAGGTCGACGCATGGCTCGAATCCCGTCCACGTTATGACGAATAAGACAACCCGCCAACATTAAGGACTGAGCTATGAATTGGATTGAATGGAAAGGCGAAAAGGTCGGAGATATGCACGACCCCGTCTGCGTCTGTCTCATGACACATATCGACAACAGATGTATCTACGCGATTCTGCCTCGTGCCTACTGCTGGACCGAGGGCGATCTGGAAGGGAACGGATGGTTCTACTTTGAAGGAGACACAAGCCGGCATCACTCAATTACGTATCACGAATGCTACGGAAAGTGGGTGAAGGTCTTCGACCACACCAGGGGAGACAAGATCTTCTACTGCAAGCCGCACCTTCCAGACGGCACAAAGTTCGAACTGAACGACATCAAAAAACGGCAGTACAAAGGATGGGCGGTCGTGAAAGAAATGCATGTATTAAGGACAAGGAAGGACTAGCTTTGACAACGCGCCTCTGTTTCGGGTATGCTTCCTGTGTCGACACCGCAACGGTGCGACACGGGCTTGGCGGCCCGAACTGTTGGGCGGATAGCCGCCTGTCGTTCGATAGAGCGGCATTTTTATTGGCTATCCGCAAGGGAGTCCAACTTCTGGCCCCCCTTTCGCAAGTCTCCATTTATGGGACGGACTTGCGGGGCATCGAGAGATGCGCCGGGTACCTAACAGCCGGTCCGCCAACCCGCAAGTCCTGCCCACCATCTTTGCGCCTCGCTTCTACGAAGCCGTGACAAGCGTCAATAACCCCTGCCTAAAAGGCAGAGGCTTGAAAGAGCCTTTATTGACTAGCCTCAACGCCCCTCTTTCGAGAGGCGCTACGTTGGTTGGGAATATATAGGCACCGTGGGATGTACATCCTAGTTCCACGCTCTGCGGCCTGTGATTAAAAGCTCCGAGAGGTAGGAGCGGTGTTGCAGGCACCAAACCCCTTCCAACATTGGCGAAGGATGTCAACCGGCCTTCGGGCCGAGCAAGCGGAGCCTGCGGGTATCCGCTAAACCACAATTTGAAATCAACTTCAACCTTCCTAAAGACAGAGGTTTCCGCGCCGAATTTCTATGAACATTGGCTCCATCGAGGTCATGCTCGAGCGTAACGGCTACAGCGTGAAGCAGTTGTCCTGCTATCGCGCACTGACGGCTAGCTAAGTAATAGCCATCATCAAACCATTTTCTCAATCGGCCCTGCCCTAACCGGCAGGGCTTTTTCATAGGTACGCAAAATGAAACTCTACGAAATCGCACCGGCGCTGCGCTTTGCGCTGGATGACATCGTCGTCGACGAGGAGACTGGCGAAATCCTCTCTGCCGACGCGCTCCACGCCGTCGAAGCCGAAGCATCCGACAAGATCGAGGCCACGGCCCTCTACCTTCGCGAGCTCGATGCCGAGGCCAAGGCCGCCAAGGAAGAGGCCGACCGCATGCTCGCCCGCGTCAAGTCCATGCAGAAGCGCTCCGACTACCTCAAGTCAATGCTCCTCGATGCGCTGCATGCGACCGGCAAGGTCAAGACTGGCCGCGTGACTGTGAGCATCCGCACGACGAAGGCCGTAGAGATCGCCGAGGGCGCAGACCTGCCCGAGGCCTACACGACCGTCAAGACGACCGTAAGTCCGAACAAGGTCGCCATCAAGCAGGCACTGCTCGACGGCGTCGAGGTCCCCGGCTGCCACCTGGAGGCACGCGAGAGCGTGAGCATTAGATGAGAAATGGGGGATACATCGGAGTAAGGGCAGACAAGGCCCTCAGACTCCTCGGCGAGAAAGGCCCGATGCGCATGTCGGCGCTGCTCTGCGCGTTGGGCCTGCGCCCGCAATGCTCGTCTTTCAAATACACCGTGTCGAAGCTCGTCGACGCGAAGATCTTGAAAGTGACTGGCAGTGCCGACCCGATCGTCAGTCTGGCCGATCAGGCGTACGCAGATCCCGCATGCGCTCGCGAGGTGTACGAAGCGTACAACTCCGAGAAGAAAGCCGAGAAGGAAGCCGAGAAGAAGACCGAGACCAAGGCCGTGATAATTCCCCCGGTTAAGCGATCGATGATCGAGGACATCGCTTTCGGAATGGCAGAACAAGGAGCAAAAGCATGAAAGTCAAGATTAAGAAGCTCAACCCGAACGCGAAGATGCCCAAGCGCGGCACGAAGCATGCTGCAGGATTCGACCTGTACGCCGCTGAAGAATTCGACGCACCGATCCATGAGGAGCAGACCGCCCGCATTCAGACGGGCCTCGCCTTTGAAATCCCTGAGGGCTACGTCGGCGTGGTGTACAGCCGCTCCAGCACTGCGCTGAAAGGTCTCATCATCACGCCGTTGCTCGTGGATGCTGACTACCGAGGCCCGGTCTACATCACAGTGAAGAACACCTCGGGCAAGCCGTACGTCGTCCACAACGGAGACCGCCTTGCTCAAATGCGCATCGAGGAACTCGTCCCGACTGAGTTCGAGTGGACTGACGAGCTGAGCGAGACGGAGCGCGGCACGGGCGGATACGGCTCCACTGGACGTTGAGGAGAACGACATGAGGTACCGACTCAAAGACAAAGAGCTCCAGCAGAAGCTTGACGAGCTTAGCGACGGAGACTTCTCCAAGCAGCTTGCGCTTAACTACAAGCGCATCTGTTCCGACCTCGAGTTTCTGATGCAGATCACTCTTTGGTTCTGCAAAAAGGAGGGCCCGCTCCACGCGTTAGTGATAACGCCCGACATGGTCGAAAAGGTTGAGGAGTACGAGAAATGCCAGTCGAAATGAAAAAGGAAATCCGCAAGCGGGTCGCATGCCAGATGGGGACGACGCAAGAAGAGATGTGCAAGGCAGAGGCGGAGTGCGACGGACGGTTGTACATGGGTCCAATCGACGCAACAGGAACGCTTGGCGGCTTTTATCTCCTCCACATTCCAGTCAAAGGAAAGATTGAGCCAACGCTCTTCCCGACTGAGTGCTTCGTCAAGCAGAAGGAGGACGAGGAATGACAGAAACAGAAATCGTCGTCCAGGACATCCGTCGCGAGCTTCGATGGTCGTATCGCGATCAGTCAATCCCCAACCTCCGCGCACTCGCAATGCGCCTCATCGACAACAAGGATACAGCCAGCATCGCAGACGCAGTAAAGAAGTACACGACAGTGCTTTCCGCCGCGAGGCAGAGTGCAAACCCTGCCGCACTCGAGCGCGTGAAGTTCTCTGCATACATGCTCACGCACGCACTGCGCGACTGGGAAGCGGCACGATGA